GGTCCACCGTAAGCTCCGTCATCTTTTGAACGACAGAATACTAAACTACTCCTTAAGGTATCCCTACCTTCATATTTCAAGTTTACTTCAAAAAGAGCCTTGGCAGGACATCCTTAAGGATAGTAGCGACACCACTCGTTCTCTATCTTACCTTTCGGTTTTAAGTTAACTATCATATTGGAACTCGCAATGATATGGTTGGATAACCATACTTTTTACATAATCCCTATCGGTTATTTTTATAGGAGTTCCCTCCGCAACTTGACAACCCACATTGCCAAGTCACCCAACCACTTTCGCTAAAGCGTTGCCCTCACTACTGAAGGTTGGATGATATCCGACTTGTATACTCGAGCTCCGTTGCCGAAGCCGCAAACCTGTTAACACAACAGATTCACTTTAGCCTACTTTCGTAGTTTATTTAACGACCATATACGGCCGATTATCGTTTTTCAAATCAACATAATTCCGAAGAACTACATTAACCTGATGGATAATTCATTTTTTTCAAAGAACTCGTTTCGGTTATTCCCGAATTGTTTAACAAAGATAAGACATTTTTTTCATTTGTCAAGACCTTTGTTGTTTTTTTTTTTGACAACCTTACTCTATAAACTACCGATAATGAGATTTGACTTCGGTGGTCGTCAATTGTTTTACAAAGATAAGACATTTTTTTCATTTGTCAAGACCTTTGTTTTTTTTTAGAATTGTTCTACCAAATTTCCAATTATCCGGTAAAGAACTCTCTTTTTTTATTTTTTTATTCTCAACTCCATTCGTTATCCAACAAGTACCAAATTGTGAATTACCACTTCCTTGTTGATATTTGGAGTTAGCTTCTCCTATTTTTCTTTTACTTATTTCTTTATGTTTTTTACCTAACCATTTTTGTTGATTTTTCAGTTTTGAACTAATTTTAGAAATGATTTTCTCACGATATTCAAGGTCAGTTCTCATTCGTTCATTATGTCTTTTACCCAAAATCCTTAAAACCGCTCTACCTCCAGCGGCGTGCCAATTATACGCATGTTCTTCGTTAATTAACCCACCAGTACCACCTAATTTTAAATTTAAACACAAAGGGTCTTTAATTAATTCACTATCAACTATTTTTTTTTCAGCTTCAATTAGTAATTTTCTATTTTCGAAAAACTCTAAATACTCTATTTTAAAATTTTCTTTACCATATTTTCTTATTGAGTACCATAATTTTTTCCCACTACCAATATAACCATCATTTAAGTTGTCTGTCGAGTGCATTCCTATATAATATTTTTCATTCACAATATTTGTTGTTTTATAAATGAAATGATATTTCTTTTGTTTTCTTCCCATATAAATAAATATGAGAAGAAAGTACAAAAGTCCAGAGTTGCAGTGCCTTGGAATCGAACCAAGCTAAATGAGCTTATGAGACTCATAGAACACCATGCCCCCCGCCTGCTGTATATTTTTTATTTCAAAGAACTTATTTCCTAATTGGACTACAAAGATACAACATTTTTTTCATCTGTCAAGACCTTTGTTAAAAATACCCCACCTAATATTTTTGTTTTTACACTTAACACCGGTGGGGTTGTTTTTGAGACTCTCATCTCATTTGTTCCGCAAATTTAAGACAAAATTCTCATCTTGTCCGTATTTTTTTTGCGTGATATAAAGTTGGGGGTATTTATCCTTACGGATGAGATAATAAATATACGATAGTTTATGAAAAATCCAAATTTTTTTTATAATCTAATCAAATATTTTTATATTTATAGTTATGGAAGTTAAAATTAACGATAATATCTTTAAGGTTAAGACCTTAATTGACGAGAAGTCCAAGTATATCGGGATGATGGGCAAGAAATTTGATGAAACCTTTAACGGGCTATTATTTTTAATGGGTGGTAGCAAACAATGTTTTTGGATGAAGAATTGTATTCAAAATTTGGATATCATCATTATTAAGAATAATGTAATCGTAAATATCCATCATAATTGTCCTCCTTGTAATAGTAAGGAATGTCCAAGTTATTGTGGAAATGGTAATATTGTATTGGAAATTGATGGAGGTTCTTGTGAAAGACTTGGTATTGAACCAGGTGATAGTGTTGAATACCTATTTTGATTCTTTAATCTTTTCTTTCAACTTTCTCTCAAACTCAGCGGCTATCATTTTGGTAAACTTAACAGATGGAGAATCATCTTTCTCGGAGTCATATTTATATTTACCTTGAGGTGGTCTTTTGCTTCTCCCCATATAATTTAATCCAGAGATATTTGTAATACACTTATGTCCTCCACTATTTGCTTGAATTAAATCCCAAGCGTTAATACCAATCTTATCCAACATTTCTTTATGTTCTTCAGGTAATTCGGTAAATGGTGTTTCCATCATTTCTTGAATATGGTCTAATATTTCTTCTCCACCTTCCATTGTGGTAAACTTATCACCATATAATGCTTTGAAATCTTTGAAGGTAAATCCAACACTTTCCGGTCCGAAATCTTTTGATGATTCCGAAATCCATTTTATTGTTGATAATGGTATGGTTCTTTGTTTTAACTGACCTTCCCATTTCCCTAATACTTCTTGAGCAATCTCACCCAAGTTAACTCCTTTTAATTCTCTTTCTTTTTTAAAAGGATTACAAGACGCCTGAACCAATCCTAATGGCCAAGCCATAATTAAGAAGTCGGCGTCAGGATTATTTCGAAATGGTGTGTATCTATCATAAGAACCCGGTTTAAACATTGACCCTCCACCATATTGGAAAATAACATTATCCTCAACTTTAGGATAACCTTTCATTGTTTCTCTATAATCTTCTGCATTCTTTTGTAATTCCTCCGGAGCTGGAGCATTCGTTTTTTTCATCCAATCTTTAATGTTTGTCAATATTGACATCAAAGAAGGATTGGAATTCATCACCAAAGATTCTAAAAACCCTGGTTTATTTTTAAATGCCAATATTAACTTATTGATAACAAACCCAAGCAACATTTTGTTTTTCTGTAAACTCTTATCTTTATCAATTCTAAATAAATAATTAACCACTTCATCAGGTGTAATATCATATTTGGCAAAATCTGCTGAATCGACAGTACTAATTAACAATATATCCGGAGATGGAAAAATATCTTTTGGTGAAACTATTTGTGAAATTGTTTCAACATTTGAACGGGATGACCTAAATGATGTTGATTTGGTATCTTCAGCACCTGCCTGTCTATCGTGATGGTCTGTGTGGATAACAAACATCGGTTTACCATGGGCAAAATCGACTAACACCGGCATTGTATCACCAGTTGCGTCATTTTTCTTAACCGCAAATTCTTTATCACCATATTGAATGATATGGGCATCAACCACATCAATACCATTATTTTTAAGGTATTCTTTCATTGAAACTGCGGTAGTTACACCATCTAAATCCTGATGGAAATATATTTCCGCTTTTGGATATCGTTTAGCCAACGCTTTGATATCTCGTAATCCCGATTCCTTAATTAGTTTTTTCATTATTTAGCTTTAGGAATACTATTGTAATTTACCTTTTTTACGGTATAGTTTGGTGCTAATTCTAATTTACTAAAATTATTGGAGTTTCGTCCAACTAATATAACCTCATTATCTTTTCTTTTGTCGATTCTAATACGAACAGACCCAGTATAAGGTACTTTGGCTATCGGTCCAATTTTCCAAGTAAGTAATTCTTCAGTATAGGGATACAAATAACCATCACTACCTATAAATCCTGAGAAATTTGTGATGTCATTATCAATCGCAAAAAATAATTTACCTTTCGTCTTCTGTTCTGAAATAACCCTTTTTACGATATTCATTAAATCTTGTTCCGTTAATTTTATAATTTTCTTTTTCATTTTATGATTTTAATGTTAATAAGTATTTTAATTTATTGATTTCGGCCAACATCTCATCTCTAAGATTAAGTAAATCAGTATCGTATCTTGAATCTAATTGGTCTGTCATATCTACTAAAAATTCAGTAATACCATCCAAGAAGTCTTGAACACTAATTGTTTTAATATCCTGAAACATAATTGAAAATTCAGGTTCAAATTCCGGTCTTCCGTATTTACCCATCATGGCTTCAGCGAACATATCAATCATATCACCTAAATTATCATAGATATTACCATACGCTCTATGTTTGGCATCACCATAGGTTTGCCAATGTAAAAATTTAAATTGTAATTGGATTTGGACTAGTTTTAATATTAATTCTTCTTTCATTATATCCCTTTGACAATAAATATCCACAAAATAAAAAAAAGGGTCATTAAGACCCTTTTAATTAAATTCCAATTTTGTTTGTCGGTTTAAGTTGATAAAATGTTGAACCCTTTCTTTTGCAATATTTGCGTAGTTTTCACTCAACTCGATTCCAATCCATTTTCTACCTAATGTTTCGGCCGCAACCAAACTAGTACCCGAACCAGTGAATGGGTCAAGAACAACATCATCCTTATAGGTTAAAATTTTAATCGCTTTTACAGGGATATCTAAACTAAATGTGGCCTTAGTCAATGATTTCGTATCCGCAAAATAATTCCACCTACCAAAAACCAAATTCATAAATTCTTTTTTATCCTCATCCTGATAAATCATTTTTTTCTTAATATTACCATCCTCATCTTTAACTTCAGTTGGAACTCCTTTCCATTGAGATTCACCTTTGTTTAATTTTTTGGGTGATTTCTTGTAGGCTAATATAATACATTCTTTTGGGTTGTAGATGTAAGGTGCACTATTACTCATCCAAGAACCCCAAGCCGTCTGTTTAACTCTATGGGGACTATCCTCAGTTAAATCCACCATCCCGAAGAATTTGAACCCAACTTCTTTCATTTTCATCCAAAACTCGGAGTTGAATAGAATTCTTCCTCCTCTTTCTTGGACATTCATTTCAATTGGAACATTGACCGCAATTCTCCCATCATCTTTAAGAACCCTGAATGACTCAGATAACCAATCAATGGTGAATTTCCAATAGTCATCCATAGACAAACCATCGTCATATACATCATATTTGATGTTGGCATTGTAAGGTGGACTACAAACCACCAAATCTACACAACTATCCGGAAATGTCTTCATTACCTCAACACATTCACCATTAATTATTGTATTTATAATATTCTCTAAATCTTTCATATATTTCTTTTTTTCTTTCTAAATAAATTGTTGCGTTTTTGTAAATATAGTTGTAAAATTTATTATTCCCAATTTTATTTTGAATAAATAAATTAATACCGCCATAGTAATTTATCTTAATATCATTGTTTGACAGTTCTTCAATTAAAAAATCTCTAAACTTTTCAGAAGCGCACGCAATACCGGTACAGTTTACACCACTCTCGACAAATCTAAATGTTCCGTCACCATCAAAATACCCCCTAATAAAATGACGAATTAAGTTATTATTAATTTTAGGTCGTTCAATTGTAAATGTTTTTCGTGAATGAACCCCCTGAGTTTTAATCGATTCCACTAATTGTAATGAGAACATTGCTAATGATGACATATGAGATGACGAAACCCCTCCTTTATATTTCACATTATTAAACCCATCGATGATTTTATGATTAGACTCTATAGAATCACGAAATCGTTCTAAATGATGTTTATCTTTGGTTGATAATTTCATTTCAAGTGATTTACCGGACTTTCTTTCTCTTATATAACCATCCGCATATAAAAAACCTAACCAATAAGCTTTTTCCTCTGTATCAATTACATCAAAATAATTATGATTAACATTATACCTCCTATTGGTTATTTCAATTCCGTTTGATTTTAAAATTCTTTTGATTGGTGATATAGATACATTAAAATACTCAGCAACTTTATGTATATTTTTTAATTGATTATACTGATTTAAGACATCAGTTTCGTTTAATAATAACTTCTCCATACTAATAAATATCTTATAGTTTGGGGAAGTTATTACTTACTTATATTCTTTTCCAAATTGTTAATTTTTCTTTCAAGATACCATAAAGCCTTCTTTAAATCTTGAAGTTCTTTATCAGTTCCTTTTTTTCCCGCCCTTGAGATATACTTCACAGTATTCCCGAGGTGAAAATCCAAATTCCAATTCTCTATCACTTTTATTGCTTCATAAACATTCTCTGACCCTCCGTAATGTTCGGGGTGGTTAACCATTTCTTTATTATTTTCCATTTTTAATTTTGTTTTGTAACGTAATAATCTTTTCCGTATTTGGATTCCTCCAAGATGTTTTGCGATACCAATTCATTAATAATCTGAATGGTCTCTTCAATTGGTTTCTTGACAATATATTTTGATATATAATCAATGTGGATAGGCTGTCTTAATTTACCTGATAATAATTTTGTGGTTTTGTCATCTACCATATATTAAAATTTATATTTCCATTTTTTCTTCATATATTCAAAATATCGATATCTCTTATTTGGATTATATAAAAACCAAGCAACATAATAATCAAACCACCACTCAATTTTAAGTAAGACTTTTTTAACTTTCAAACATCTTAAAATTTGTTTTGACGATTTACCTTTACTATATAAATCATACACATATTCACTTAACTCGTCTTGAAAGTAGAATACCTCCGTCTTACCATATAATTCGACTAGGGTATCCGATTTAAGTGCGGTTAAGGTTTTTTCATAATTAATAAATCTTCTATTTAGGCCCATACTTTAGAATAATAATGAAAAATAATTAAGAGTCAAAATTTTTTATTCTATCCAAATTTGTTGTTTGATAAATGTAACTTATTACCTTTCTTTTTGTTATTGGAACTAAAGTTTGTTCCATCGGTAAATCTTGATTACATTCCATTTGAAATACCGGAAACATTTTGACATTTTTTGTTTTACTAAATGTAGAATGGGTTTCAATTACTGAAGTCAGTGTTACATCCTCAAGAATATTTTCGTAAATTAATTTAATTGTGGTACGATTGGTATTTGGTATTTTTCGGTCTTTTTTAATTTGATACTCCCAAATGTAAACTTTATTATCTTGTTTCTTATAAAAGAAAATAAATCCAATTCCAAAATGAAGATTATTTTTATTCTTTTTTAAGGTAACATCAATATTATCAAACGCAACATTCCATATTGATTTTGCGTGATTAAATACATCATATAATTTTGTGTTGGAGTATTCAATGGTCTTTTTTAGTTCAATAACTTCATCCTCAGAGAGTTTTCTTGGTTTTTTTGGGTATAAGTCCCTTAATAAGATTTCATCATCACATGATTGAAATTTCTTATCTGTCAACAATAAAGTATTTTCTTTATTAAGGGATTGTATGTTCGCCAAATGTAACGATAACTCGACAAAATCCGGATAAATTTCAAAATTATTTAAACTTTGTTCACATTTTTGTATGTAACCTAAAAGGGTGTATTTGTTATATTCAAAATCCAATGGTTCCTTTAACATCCACTCAGGACTTAATTTGAAATCTATTTTTTTCTTTCTTCCCATAAAAAAAATAATAACTAAAGTTTTATAAGAATCAATTGATTCTCATAACATAATACCACTCATCTCGAACTTTCTGTTCATCAGCAGTCCCATCATACCCATTTATAATGTGACCATAACCATAGGTATCTATAACATCTTGAATGAATGAACGTCTATTGATAAAATTATCATAATTTAACCCCCAATCATTAATATAACTTGCAGGGTCATATTTAACATCTCTAAGTCTATCTTCAATCGCTTCTTCTATTTTGTCTTCAGGAAAATCACCTTCAGGACTTGATTCGATATCGGATATTTCCTCATTTAGTTCTTCAATCTCATCATTTAATTCATCAATTTCAATTTGAATCTCGTCGTCGTCCTCACCTCCAAATTCACTCTCAAGTCTTTCAATATTCATTTCAATCCTCTCAATTTTTTTTCTTAAAAGAGTTATTTGGTCTTCTTGTTTATCTGATAACATTCTATCTTCTTCTGCGAAATAAGATTCAGGACTCTCTCTAACATCATCATCATAAAAATCTCTAAAATAACTAACCACTTCATCGGTATCAATGTGGTTCATTACAAAATTTTTATTAGTATAATTTTCATATCCAATATCATCAATTAATGAGTCAATATCATCATATGCACTACTTTCCATTTCACTTTCAGTTCCAACCGCATATTCTCTATCACCCAATCCCGCGTCTATAACAATAAACCGAGTTGTATCATAATGTTTACCATCCGGTATTATATTATAAACATCAATTTTGTTCTCATATTCTGTCAACTCATCTTCTAAATCACTAATCTCGTCTAACAAATCTAGTCTAACATCTTCATCATTATCATATTCTTCTTGTAATCTTTCAATTTCAGTTTTAATTCTTTCCATCTCCGCTCGGTCTTCATTTGTCATAACTTCGACATCACCAACTTCATCTAAAAAATTAAGTAGAGCATGTGCTTTCAAACCTTCTTCAGGACAATCCGGTCCCAATTCCCACTCACCATCAAGCCTTCTTTCTTCAGCTTCATTTCTTTGACCTTCCAGAATTCTTTGAATTCTCAATCTTTCAAGTCTTTCTTTTTCTTTTTTAGCGGCTTCCTTATCTGAATATAATTTAATCTGCTCCGGATATTCTTTATTCATATAATCATCGACCGTATCTAAAATCTCTTTCAATTTATTTGAATTCCATAACCAACCACTTCGAATAACGTCATCCTTTGCGTCATAAAATGTTTTATCCCCATCAAACTTTTTCAATAAAGCAACTTTATAGTGTGGGTTACTAGTTGGAAGAGTTCTATCCATAATGTAAAACAATTTCCCGTCTTGATTATAATCAGCAAATTTTGTGTTATTAGTAGCGGCAGTACACCACTTGGTTCCCTTACCATAATAACAAGAAGAATCCAACGTTAATGGATTAACTATAAAATATCTACCATCATCATAAACTACATTACCACCATTAACAGGTTTTACTTTACGTCTCAATCTTTGTTCATATTCACTTAAAGCTGACAATAATTGTCCGGCACTTTTATATTGATATAAATCTGTTATTGGTAAGTTACTAGAAATCTTTTCAAATTTATTCAATGCTTGAGATAATTTATCCAAGTTTTCTTCAAAATTGATATTGTCCAAATTTTTTCCAATCCAATCCAAAAATTTATGAGGAACTTTCGAAACTATACTATTCACATTATTCCCAAATTTTTGAGAATACTTTGATTTGAACTCATCGACTCTACCTTCCTGTATTAACTTTTTAAAATCCATTATGTTTTTTATTTAATAAATATTCATTTATCTCTATATTTCCACAAAGATAATATTTATTATTACTTAACCAATAAACTATTTAAATTATTTTACTATGGGATGTGGATGCAAAGGTGGTGCAAATGTTCAACCAACAACACAACAAACTCAACAAGCACAAATTCAAAAACAACAAACAACTGAAAGTGTTAAGAGTGTGATTAAAAAAACTGTTGAGAAATATTACAATGTAAATAAGACAACAAAGTAATTTGTGTTGTAAAAATTTAGAAAGGGATAACATTTATCCCTTTTTTTTATATTTATAGTTTATGAGTAGAATTAAAGTTTTTATTGATAAGTTTAATGAAGGTGATACTGACTTCATCGAACATATGAATGGGTTTGGGACTTTTTTAAAAATGCTTGAAAAACGAGGTTTAATCAATGAACTAGATTTTAACCAAATTTATGATAGTGAATATGAAAATGAATTTCTAATATTTTTATATAACCATAACAATGATGAGTTTTGGAATATCGTAAGTAACCATCTTTCCGATTTAAAAATTGAGAATGGTGTTCCAACCATAGTTATTAATGAACCCGGAGAATTCGCTAATCTATTTTGTAATAATAGAGAGATTAGTACCGATACAATTGAAGCGCTTTTAAATGGTGAATATGATAGTCATTCCTATGGTTGGAGTTCTTATGA